AATTTTACTGTTTCTAACAATAAAAATGGTACTTGCCTTTTTAATGTACTAATTTCGCCACTTTGTTCTAATAATTTTAACTTTGTATAATATGCATATTCTTTACGTGAGTCAAACTTCATACCATTATATTCAACTTTTTTGTTATGATATTTACTTTGTTTATAATCTAATGAATGTTCTAAAAATTCTTTATATTGTTTTTCACTTATTCTCATCTTTTAAACTTCTTTTGCAAGTGACTATAATTTCATATTCTTTATTTACTTTTGCATCAATACAATTTTTATATTCGGTTTCTTGCAGTTCAATTTCATAATCATCAATATCTTTATATTCATTTAATTCTTTACAAACTACATGTAGCATATCGTTTATCGTATCAATTTGTGCACTTATTTGTTCTTCTAATTCTTTGTTCATTTTATTCATCTCCTTTTAAAATTTTAATTAACCTTTCACATTCATACTTTCTCCACACATTGTCATATTGAGGATTGTCTTGTTGCCATTTTATATATTCTATTGCTTCATCTATTCTTTCTTTTAATAATTCATATTGATATTTATAGCCAATATATTTTTCTATATTGTTTCCTATTTTTTTTAAATTTTCTTCATCTAATGGTATAACATATTCTTTATCTTCTTTCATAAATAACTCCTCCCATATCTTTCAATAAATTCTTCTTTTGTTTTGTTATAATACTTCATCCAGGTTTCTTGTGCAAGTCTTTTTAGATCTAACCATTCTTTTGGTGCTAGATGTATTGAATGTTTACCTGTTCTATGCATTTCAGGTGTAAGGAATATAACTAAACCATCTTCAATACTCTTTTGCCTATTTCCTGTTCTACCCTCAAATATTTCGTGCCTTTCAGCATATTTATTAAATCTATAATTCCACCATAACGGTGGGTTGTTTGACATTATACTAAACTCTTTCATCTTAAATTTTATTTTCTTCTTCAACTTTTAAATCTGTTGGCACTATTATTCTACTTGTTCCTAAGTCTGTTATACCTGTAATATATAAATCTAATTTATTATCATAATACAATGTATTTCCCATTTTTTCTGTTGCTTTAGTAGTTATATTTAGATCAAACGTAGGCTTAATAATAAAAATTTGATATTCATCTTCATAATAATCTTCTTCTTCATTATAATTACTAATAATTTCTTCTAAATTTTCAAAATTATATTTTATATATTCATTACACATAATCATATTTTCATAAAAAATTTCAAATGCTTTTGCTTCACTTAAATATCCGTTTATTATATCGCTATCTTTTAAATATCTTCTTATATAGTCGTTTTCTTCTTCGCCATATATAATTTTATATAATTTTTCTTTATTCATTTTTTCTCCTATTAAAATTATCTATTTATTTTTGTTTTACCAAATGTTTTTATCTTTTTAATATATTTATATTAATTTTATATTTTCATTTAACTGCGTTTAAATACATATGGTTTAAATTGATGTTTTATTGTCTTTAAAACTTTTTTTATAATTTTTTTATAATTTTTTTAATATTTATATTAATTTTTATCAATTACTTCTAATTTAATATGATCCACTTCTTTTTTCTTGGCAAGGATCATTGGTATTTTTTTAAAGGGTATATTTCCATAATTACCTTCATATCTATCTAATTCTTTGTTATATGTCATTGTGTCATAATATTCATATGGTAATTTTTCATCATCTCTAATAAACACTTTTATTGGTTGTTTATTTTTAATTGTTTCATTTAATGTAATCATATATTTTTTGCTCCTCATCAGTATATTTTATTTCTTCTTTTTGTGGTTGATTATCAAACCACTTTGGCTTTATTACTTGTTCTTGTTTTAATTCATAAATATCTTTCCAACTATGTACAATGCTTTGTTCTATCATAGCATATTTCATTTGGTCATTAAATTTTGATAATTTATTTAATAACATTTTTATTGCTCTATCACTATTTACTGCTTTTAACTTTTTTCTAATTTGTAAAAATTCTAAAAATAAATTGTTAAGTTTTTCGTTTTCGTAAAAACTTTCTTTTTTATATATTTTTTCTTTTACTTTTACTTTTTCTTTTTCTTTTTCTTTTTCTTTTTCTTTTTCTTTTTCTTTTTCTTTAGGTTTTTTATTTTCATAACCACTGGTTTCTATTTCTTGATAACCACTAGTTTCTATATTTTCATAACCACTGGTTATTTTTTTTGGTCTTCCTCCTTTTTTGCCATCTTCATATTTTTTATTATTTGCTAATATTTGAGGTTTTATTAAATCCATAATCATTTGACCAACTTCATCAGTTAGTTCTATATTGTTTTCATTTAATGCTAATTCACATATTGCTTCAAATATATCTGCTTTAAGTTCTTTATTATTTAATCTATGTATTGCATCATAAAAACTTTTATAAAATATAAAACCATTTTTCATTATTGCTCCTTTCTAATAAATAAATCTTCGACTTTTTTATTATTACTTACGCATTTTGTTATTGCATAAGCAAGGATCTTACTACAGCCTTTTTTTCCTGATAATACATATGACAAATGTTTTTCAGTACAGCCTATTTCATTTGCTATATATTTTTGTACTTTGCCTTCAAGTAATATCCATCTTTTTTCATCTTGTCTAAATAGATACATTGATTATTACTCCTTTCTATGTTATAATTTGTTTATAGTTATTAAAAAAGTTGTATTGTCGTAACATGTCCCTAAGGCTCTTGTTATGGCATTGTTGCACTTGCTTTTTTAATAACTTTTTCCGTTTATAAAGCACTGGGGTACTCTATAAGTAAATTATAATACATTTTAATTTATAAGTAAACATAAAAAAAGAAGATTCTTAATCTTCCTTTTTTGTTGATAGAAAAGTAATTTTTTCGGCTATAACAATTAATTTATCATCTTCGGTTTGTAGCCTACCTTTAACTCCTACTATATCACCTTTTTTACAATAATTATTAGCTTGTTCTGCAAGATTATTCCATAACTTACAAGTAACAAAATCTGTATCATATTCACCATCAGCATTTTTATAACATCTTGGTATTGCTAATGTTATATTAGTAATTGTTTTACCATCTTCAATTTCTTTTATTTCTATATCTTTTACTAATCTTCCTACCATTACTACTTGATTTAACATTCAAAACATTCCTTTCTAAAATGGTAATTCCATTTCTTCCATATTATTTTCTTTACTAAACAATTCATATGGATCTTCTTTTTTTTCTTCAACCACTTTTTCTTCTTTAACTTCAACCTTTTTATTTGCTTGTGATAAAAAATTTAATTTATCAACTACTATGTCAGTAGCATAAACTTTCTTACCATCTTTTTCATAATTTCTTATTTGTATAGATCCTTTAATACCTACCAAATCGCCTTTATTACAATATTCAGCAACTCTTTCAGCAGTTTCTCTAAAACAAATACAAGTTATAAAATCAGTTTCATATTCTCCATTTGCATTTTTATAATTTCTTGTAACAGCAAGTGTAATATTACATACACTTACAGCATTAGGCGTTTTCTTTAATTCAATATTTCTTGTAATTCTTCCAACAAGTATAACTACATTATTAATAAATTATCATTCCTTTCTTTTTAACATATCAATTAGAAATTTATATCTTTCAAGTTCTTCACAAACTTTGTTGTATTCTTCAATAGACACAAATCTCGTTGTATCTAGCGTTGGTGTATCAACGGTTGTACTAATGTTAGAACTTGCTATTGTTAAACCATCAATTATAGATTTGTTTTCTTCTTCGCTAGGTTCTTTCTCGCTTTCTTCAACAACCTCATTTTTTGGTTCAACATCTAAACATTCAATTTCTTCGTTGTCATACTCAAATGTGGGTGTGTTAACGTTTCCATATAATTCTTCGGGTCTTCTTGCTTTTGTATTCATTAATTCCAATCCGTGATAGTAATTATATAATTGTTGTATTAATAGCCAATTTGATGTACAACCATTTATTGTGCCTTTAGCATATTTGTAGTAAATAGATGCGTAGTTTTCACTAAATCCTAATTTAACCATTAATTCAGGAACAGTTAAATTGTCCTCAAATAGTAACTCTTTCAAGTCAACATTATTATACCACTCAATAACTTCAGGGCTCAATTTTTCAATTGGCATTTGATAATACCAAATTTTACTACGTTCCTTTTTTGCTTTTGATTTGCTTTTAGCATTTTTGTTCCAATCGTTTTGGAAAAAGTCATAAGCCTTTTTTAATAATTTATTACTAATAGCCTTAATTTTGTTACCTCTAAAGTAATACATAGTAGCAACACCAATACCCATAGCATCGGACAATTCTTTTAAAGTTTTATATCTAAACTTTCTTTTTAAATCTTGGATGTCATTATCCATAAAAAACTGTTCCATCATAGCACGTTCAAAACTTGTAATTCCTATTGTGTTTGAACTAAACGCACCATTTACTCGGTCAACTTCATTTGTTGGCACTTCTCTTTCCCCTCTTATAACTTGTTTAATTTTATCTTCTGGTATATTTAATTCCTTACTAATTTCGTAAGCACTTTTATTGTTTTTATTAAATTTTTTATTCCATATATTCATATTCATTCCCCCTTATATGTTTACTTTTTTAATTTAATTTCCATAACTTTTATTGCATCTTTTAATTGTTCTTGTGTTAGATCTTTATTGCTTTTGACTTCATAATGTTTATAAAGTGCTTCCCTATCAGTATTGGTTTCAATTAATAATTCTTCAAATTTGGCAAGTAAATCAATATCTTCTTTTGTTGTATGATTAATTATAAAATCACAAGCTGTTTTTATGTTTTCATCTTTTGTATTTGCTAATAACCATTGTAAATAATTTTCATCAATTTCACCTAATGTCTTACCTGCATATTTCCCCCATGTTAATTGATATGCTTTTGCTTCTTCTAATGTACTTATGCTTGGCATTGATAAACTTTGTGCATCATCATCATCTGTTGCTAAACCAAATGCCATTAATAAACTATATCTTCTTGCATAAGTTAAAGCACTTCCTTGTTCTTGTGCAGGATTTTTAATACCACTTAATGTTGCATTTACTACTCTACAACCTCTTAGTGGCTCTTGATATTCTCCATTTATGCATTTTACTGTCATAACATAATCATCATTATCAATTCTTTCAATATATTGGTAATAACTCATATTATTTTGTTCTAAATATCTATGTATTTCTGCAATATCGGTATATTTGTATCCATATCCATCTTGGTTTTTATTTATTATATTTTTCATTTCAAACCTCCTTACCAAGTTTTAACGTCAAACCCTATTTGTTCTTGATATGGAATTGGTTGATAATTATCTTGTACATCTTGTCTAAACATGTCAAATTCTTCTTTTATATGCTCAACTTCTCCATATAGATCTTCTATCATGCTTATTAAACTTTCTACTGGTATAAATTCACCTTTTATTTCATAATCACTACATGCTATGTTTTTACATATTTCATCAACTAATCTCATAATTTTTTCATTCATACGATAATAAGTCATTTTAATTTCCATTCTTTAACAAATATTCACTTAAAATAAATCTTATAAGTTCAATTGTCTTCATTCCTCTTTTTTTTGCAATAATATCAAGTTTGTTTTTTATTTCTTCATCAATATCAATATGAAGTTTTTTCTTTTTCATTATACCTCCTTCATCTATAATTATATACTAATTTAGTACTATTGTAAATACTAATTTAGTACATTTTTAGTTAAAAAAGAACACTCTTTCAAGTGTTCTACGGGTATATTTTAAATGGAAAATCAAAATACATTTTAATTATAATTTATTATTTAATATTAGTCAACTTTTCTTAAATTATTAACGTTCATTGATGCCCATACTTGCCATTCGCCATCACGTTCAGCACAACATACGGCTCTATCACCATCAATTTTAGTTACTTTATACTTATCATCATATTGTGTAAGTGGTGTACCATAATAATTTACAAGTTTTATTGGTACTACCCAATCTCCTACTTTAATATCGCTTGGTTCAGGTGCTGGCTCAGGTTCACTACCTTTTAATCTAAACATGTGTAGTCCATAATTAGTAATTGCCATAACTTGACATGGGTTAGGATTTTGTGAAAAATACATTAATTTACCATTGTCATTACTATCAACAACAGCAATATGTGCTTCTTCCCAAATTGCTACATCACCTTGCTTAGCAGTAGTTGGATCTATTTCATCAAAATATTCATCTAACGCATATCGTTTCGGTGGATACAACATATTTGATACATAACCACACCCAGCCAATACACTTGCTGGTAAATTTAATACTTGTGTAAAGTAAACTTCACCTAAATCCCAACATTGTGCGCCATATTGTCCATCATAGTCAATAAATTTCCCTTCATATTTTTCTTTAAATTCTTGATATGTCATATTCTTACCTCCATTCTAAATTATCAACTTTATTATTTTGTTTGTTACCATCTTTATGCTTAACTATATAAGCATTATTAATATTTTCTATAAATGCATTTGCAACTATTCGATGTATTATAATAGTTCTTTTTTCTTTGTATTCATCATATAAGGTTACAAAATTGTTATTATTATGATTTATGTATTGATGTAATATTTTTTTGGTCTTTTTGTTTCTAACATTTCCTAAATTAGATACTTCATAATTTTTATAATCTTTAATATCTTTCCATATTTCTTGCATAATTAATTACCTATTGCTATCCAATTAAAACTTATATTAGATGCACTATTTAAGTTTGTTAATACATACGCTGTAAAACTTGTTGTTGTTGTACTAACTATTGTACCATTAAAGCATTCACCTGGATTACTATTTGCTATTTTTGGTGTTAGTATAACAATAGGTGCACTTGCAAATGTTTTATTAAAATTAACTTGTGTATCTGTTGTGCTATTTAATGTGCATGTTCCACAGTCTATATTTCCAGCTATTATTTTTTTACAATTGATACTACCATCTAAAGCATCTTCGGTAATCGTAATATTATCACTACTATCTCTATGTTGTATTAAACTTCCTGTGTATGTAATGTGACTGCCTGTGCTGGCATATAATGATATTAAGCCTGTGTTTGTATAAAATTGTGATTTTACCACTCCATTACTATATCCTATAATTCTTCCTGATGAAATTGTTGAATATGTAGTGTTATCATTTGGGTTTATAATAGTTAATTTAGGTACAGTCTCTACACCTGATAATACTATGTTTCCACCCGTTATATTAGCATTTGCGCATGTTAAATCTCCATCTTTTGTTACATTAAAATTAGTGCTTGTTATTGCAATATTATCAGCAGTCATATTTATTGTTTTGCCTCTAATATCTACTTCGCCAATTTTTTTATTTAACATAATTGAAGCATTTTCTATTTCTTGTTCTACTTCATTAGCAAAAGTATAATCGGTATTTGTGTTCTCAGGCTTTTCAGCATAAAATGATTGTTTATATCCAGTAGTTTGTGTTATTTCATTGTTAAATACATAAGAATTATATGTGTTATTTCCTGTGTTAAATGTTACTTTTTGTAACTTATCTATTTTTCCAAAACCAGTTAATTCAACGTCATAAATATAATATTCGACACCTAATAATTGATTTAAAATAGCAGGTATATAATAGCTTCTATCGTTGCCATTCATAATTTGATTATCTACTATTTTAAATTCACATCTACCATTTTGAGCAACACTTTGTTGGTCTTCTTGGTATACAACATCCGTTTCATAACTTCTACTTAAAACTATTGTATTGATTGGACCATATTTTTCAGTAAACTCAATATTTTTATTTTTTAATATATCATCATTAATCGTTATAGCAGTTGTTCCTAAAGTTGCTATTTTTATTTCTTTATATGATACTGAGCTATCATTATTTATATAAAATGATACGCCATTAGCCTCTGCAATATCGTCTAAAATATCTCTATATGTATAATTTAAACCATCATATGGATCTTCATTTAACGTTTGACTCCCGTTAGGTAAACTTGCTATGTTATTTATAAAGCCTACCGCATCTGTTATTTTTTTAAAATATTGATATAAGGTGCAAGGATAGCTAATATTAACCGCTACATAAGGCACCATTGCTTTTACCATGTAATCATATGTTCTATATAAATACGTTTTTTTGTTAGCATTATAAGTCGGTTCTTCTTTTAAATAATATCTACCCAAATAATAATTATAAGATTCATCTGTTGTGCTTGCATTAAAATAATTATTAAATGTGTCATAATTTAATTTTTCTTTTAAAGTTATTTCACAACTTGCCATAGCAGTACCAACTAATGGTATTTTATCTATAAATTTAAGTTTTTCTATTTTATTATCACTTACATCAATTAAATCAACACCATCAAAATACTTTACTCCATTTTTTATTCTTCTACCAGGCGTTTGTATTATTCCATTATAAGTCATTGCGTTTCTCCACCGCCACTAAATCAAAATTAAACGGCTCATATAATCCATCCCAGTATTTAGTATAACCTTTTAATGAAGTTCCATAAAAATCTTCAGTATAATCTGTTCCTGCGTTTGATGAATTAGGAAATGTTAAATTTTCAACAATTGGCACTTCAAATATAGCCTTAAATTCTTTCATTTGTTGTTTAGTCATTTTACCTACTTCTATATGTATATTAGTAAAATATCCTATAAATGTACCACTAAATTTACCACTATTGCTTTGCCTTCCTGTATCATCTGCCCATAAAGGCTCTGGTGTATCTTCAAATGATAATATTGGATATGATTGACTTAATGTTTTTATATTTACTGCCATATTAACCTCCATTTCGCATAAAATTATTATTATTTGTTATTTCTTTCATTACTTTCGCTAATATTCTGCTTTCAAGTTCTAATGTTATATCAGCATTTATGCTTACGAATTTACCTATAGTTTTTCCTAATAATTCCATTTGTGCTGTATCTGTAAGTGGAATAACACCTTCCGCACCACGTTCGCCAATTATTCCGCCATGATATGGAACACCTCGCCCTGGCATATTAACTATGCCTCCGGCCGCTAATTTTGGCATATTAGGGTAATATACAGCACCATGTGCCCAACTACCTCCTCCATTAACACTAGGAAACACAAAATCAAATATTTTGCCTAATCCACTAGATATTTTTTGTCCTAATCTTGTCATAAAATTGCTATAATCTTTTTCGGCTTGTTTTGTATCCATTTTAGCTTCAAAATTTAATGTATATTTTTTCCCTGTTAAATTTTGATATTTTATTTGTAAATCTGTTACTGATTGACCTTGAGAACTTAATGCTTGCATTGCTAATTCTAACGATGTTTTATAATCTTTTTGTTGTTGTTCATTTAATAATCCTTGTTCATATAGTTTTGTATATGAATCTATAGTATTTAGCATTGTAGCATTTACGTTTTTCATTTGTTCATCAACTTTTTTATTTGCTCCAGTAATTTCACCTAACCAATTTTTTTGCCCTTTTAATCCTTCCAACCAAATAGAATCTAGTTCTATTCTTGAACTTAAATTATTAATATATGATTGTATTTGTTGTTCATTAAGTTTTCCTTGCTCATATAAATCCCAAAAACTATCATTTAATTTTTCATTTTGTTCTTTTGAATGTTTTGTTATTTCTGTCATATCATCAATTTGTTTATTCAACTCTTTAACTTCATTAATTAATTCTGATAGTCCTTTGGCTGCAAAATATATAACAACCGGTGCAGCAATGGCTAATAACAATGTAGATAATGGTGTTAAACCTCCTGTAATTAAATATGCAATATTACTTACAATTTTAACAATATTAGACATGCCAAATACCGCTAATAATGCAATTCCTAATGCTTCTACTGCTTTTTTATTTTCAGCAATCCATTTAATAAAACCAGGATAGTCTTCTAATTCTTTGATTGCAGATATACCAGCACCTGCTCCTGCACTTGATGATGAACTAGCATTTAATTTATTAAATTTATCAAATGAAGCACTTGTTTTTTGTAATTCTTTTGCTGCTTTGTTTGCACCTTCCATATGTTCTTGTGCTCTTGCAAATATATCTATTTTTCCGTTTGTCCACATTTTAACAATAAAACCAATATATTGAAATAATAATTTTGCCCATTCTACTATTTTTCTTACTAATGGTTCTATCGTATATGCTAATCCTATTCTAATTGTATCAAGATCATTTTTTAATTGTTGGTCTTCTTGTGCTATTGTATTAATTGCGTTTCGTACAAAAAAATATGTCGACCTCACGCCAAATACTGCTAATGCCCAACGCGCCACTTTTTTTATCATTCCTGTCATTTGTTTACCAATGCTGTTTATTTCGTTTTTTATTTGGTTCATTCTAACAGTAGCTTCATCTAACTTATTTTGTTCTATTTCATTAACTAATTCAGCATATTCTTGTCTTACATTAACAACTGCTTTTTCTTGTTCTTTTAAAGAATTTTCTGCCTTTACAACTTTATCTGTCGCCTTATTTACTTTTTCATTATATTTATCAACTTCTTTATTTACTATAGCCTGTTCATCCGTTAAGTCTTTAAGCATATTACTTAAATGTCCATGTCTTAAATATTCTTCGCCAGTTAGTGCTTCTCCTCTTTTAATTTTATCATTAAGAGTATTATATTGTTGTTGATATTTTACGACTTCTTTATTTATTTCACGTTGTTTTTTTAATCGTTCTTCTAATGCTAAATTTGCTTCTCTTAAATCTTGATTGGCGTCTTCTAAATCATTAGATTTAACATTTAATTTTAATTCTTCATGTTCTATTTTATCTTTTAATTTTTTTAATTTTTTTTCAAACCCACTATTGTCCATATCGGTGCCAATAATTATTTTTGCCATAAAATCACTCCTTTCTTAAACCAAAAGCCTCATAAATCTTATTTACTAATTCTTGTTGCTCTTTTGTAATTTCTTTTTTATTTATACAATATAACTTTTTTAACTCATTTTGACTATCTATTAATGATTTTCTGCTTTTGTCATCTTTTATATCTTTTGGATCTTGATTTAATATGCTTACTATTCTGTTTAATGCACAGCATGTTCCAAACTCACTTGTGCTTAAATTCATTAAATCATTATTAAATTCGTACCAATGTACATAATCTTTAGCATATGGATCATATTGATAATCAAATTTAAAACTTGATTGTATTAATCCCATACATTTATCAAAATCTAGCTCAAATTTCTCATCTTTTTTTTGCTTTTTTATTTCTTCAATAGATTTACCGCATGAGAAGTATTTTTGAGCGTATTCTAGCAACTTTTGATGATGATTCCAATGTTCTAATCCTTTATCGCCAAAAAGTTTGTAAATAATTGCTAATGCACGTTCAACATCACCTATTGAATTATCTTGTGCTATTTTATTACATTCAAGAGCAACCCTAAAATCTGTATTAATTTCGTATTCTATATCATCTATTATTACATATTTAGGCATTATTTTAACACTTCTTTAGATTTATCTAAGGCTTGTTGATACTTTTCTTTAATTTTATTTTGTATATTTTCCATTTTTAAGTCTAAATGTGGCACTATTTGTTCTTCAATAATTTTATCTAATTCATCTAATGTATACCATGTTAAAGGTCTGCCATTCAATAATTTTTGCACACCACGTTCGCCTAAAAACATATTATATATTTCTATTTCTTTATTAAAAAAAGATCTAATCGCTCTTAATTTATCCTCTTCATTTTTACTTAATAGCTTTTTGCCCTTAACATCTTCTCGTCTATCAATTATCATTAAACTATTTTTTAAATATTCTTTGTTTTTTCGGTCTTTTTCTATTAATTCTTGATATATTAAAGGTAACTCAATATTTGTCAAATCAAATTCCAAATATTCTCCCGTATCTTTTCCATCCTCAGTTTGTATATCTAATTTTAATGTATCTCTTTTATTTAACTTAATAACATTGTCTATCATGTTATTATCTCCTTCCTTTCTAAATAAAAAAGAGCAAGGCGTTTACTCCGCCCCGCCCTTAAAGACTTTGTTATAAACTTGTTGCTTCAGTAAATGTAATTTCTCCAGTTGATAAATTAACTGTAGCTGTTCCTTCTTTGGCATCACCAGTATAATATAAATCATATTCTACTGATGCTGTATCGCTCATCCATTGTGTTACTGCAATAATGCCGTCACTTAATTTAGCTGGAGCAGTTACAACATTTCCAACAGTAGTGCCATCAAATAGGTCAACATCAAGAATATGAGTCTTGTAATTAAGTTGGTCTCTTCCAGCAGCAACAAACTCAAATACTGGATCGTTCTTATATGCTGTTTGTGTTACACTACCTTGTTTTTCGTTTGATGAATGAACTTGTCTTGCATTTTTTTCAATTATCCATTTTTCACTGTCCTTGTGTATTCATATAAGTTCGTTAATCTTATATCGTTCTCTTATGAACTGCTATATGTTTCCATATAGAATAGACTATCTCTTAACCTACGACTTTACGTTTAGGTTCTTCGCACTTCAATGCACTTGCATTTACTTCCCCTTTGGGAATAGTCGTTACACCTTCCAATTTCTTGGCTTGGCACGGTATTGCCTACGACTTTACGTTTAGGGTTTCACCGTTTTCACGAAGTTCTTTTTGCTTAATATTTCTATTAAACCAGTCTGTTGAGTTTTTCACTCGTTAAACTTGTGGATTATAAGAAATACCATAATCAGTAATACCTATTCCCAAAACTTTAAATGTAGCAGTAGAATCTGGAGTAATATCTAATGCAGTTAACAAGCCATTATCTCTATCAATTTTCTTGATAGTATCAGGTATCATATTTTCCTCCTTTATAAACTAATCGTACTTTCGTTTTTATTTGTTCTATATGTTATTTGTATTTGAATGTCAAACACTGCACTTGTACCATCTGTTAAATTTAATGTTCCACAGTTTAAGCATTCAATACTTTGTATATTTTCTATTTCAGGCAATATGCCTTCGTCATTATTAGATTTGATTAATTTCTCAAACTTTTCAAAAAAACCTATATTATTTAAATTATTAATTGTATCTTGTGAATATGCTTTACGACTTCTAAATGAGTATACATCTTTATGAATTTCTATACCCATTATCCATTTTTCAACAACGCTGGCAGTAGGTAGTTTGTCAAGACTATAATCGTCTATTTTATTTGATAACATATTAGCATTTATTTGATATTCTCTATTAGAAGTCAAGGAATTAATTATACCAAATAAATATTCTCTTAGCTTTGATATTCTATAATCCATTATTTACCTCCGCGGTCTAAATAATTTTGAACATTTTTAGTAATTTCATCTTGATAGGCAGTCCACATATGCATATCCCAAAATGAAGTTGCTTTTGAGTGCTTATCAGTTTTTATATTTAACAATTTGCCTTCCCTAATTCCATAATATACATAACTAGCATATTCTTGTTCATATTCAATATAGTCAGTATGTACATTTCTTGTAGGTTCACCATTTAATATAACAGTTTCTGCTAAAGTTCCTGTATCAAACGGAACAAAAGGATCCATATATCTAGCACACTCAGCTGTAAAAAATGCATGAACTGGTCCGCCATTTTGAATGCCTAAATTAGCTTCTATTACACTAACTGGCTCAAATATTGCTTTCATTATTTACCGCCTAGATGTATATGTTGATTATTACCAAAGTCATTATTATTAATACTTGTTATATTATATGTTAAATAGTCTTTTAAGTCTTGTTGCGTTGTTATATCTGTCTTAAATTCGCCTTCTATTATAATGTCACCTATTGAGAATTTAGTTATATCTAAATTAGGGTTTTCGTTATATGGAATGCGAACTTCAACATCGTTAGCATTATCATAACCTTTGTTTATTCCAGCACCTTTGCCTCCAAAAAACCATACATTATCATAATTATATCTTGTCCATTTTTCTAAATGTGTGACTTCATTAAGTCCTGACATATGATATATGGTTAATTTGCTATTACATAACATTATTCCACTCCTAAATATACTATATGTTCACCGTTATAAATAACATTTAATAAATAGGTATCTATAATATCATTTAATTCAGTGCTTCGCGAATTAACTATTTCTTTTATTTGTGCTGATTTAACATATGTTACCGAATACCCATCAGTGTTTTCACTTGCTATATTTCCATTTTCAGTTGCACTTTTTATGCTACTTGCATAATTATCTATAGCTTCTATCAACTTCAATATACACAATTTAACTTCTTGTGGTATTTTTTCACTTGATACATTTTTTAATCGGTTTAATGTTCTTATATCAATTTGTCTTCTTGCTTCAAATTCTAATAGATTAAAAGGCGTTATGCCTAATGTACCACCTAATAACCTATATTCTTCATAGGTTAGGTATTGTCCACTAAATTCCATAAACGCCCTCCTTTATTATAGACTTGTTGTTCCTTCTGGTATAAGACTTGCAAATGGAAAACGAGTTGCAGTTTCATTTTCAGCATTTACAGGATTAGGAATTTCCCAACCTAATCTCATTACAACACGAAGTGCAACCATGTCGTCTTGTGCTAGGTTGTAAAGAATTGATCCATCACTAGGATCTTGAATAACAGCTTCAGTTAATACTTTATAAGTAATATCTTGTCTAATAGCATATACAGCTTGAGAGAAATCACCAACTACTAATGTAGCCTTAGTTTTATCCCAAACACCATTATCCATAAATTCTCTACGGATAGATCCAATTTCAGTTGTATTAAGTGGTTGTCCTGTTGTATCTAGCATCATACGGAATTTACCTTTAAGGCCTGTTCCACCTAAAATACCAGTTACATTGTAGCCACTTTCTTCAACTTTAACCATAGCGTCATTAATATTGCTATATAGTCCAGCACTAGTTTCTTCAACTTCTGCACCTACTGTATGAATACTAGGAATTAAACCTGCTCTCCAATCAGTTGGTTTATCAACACCGAAGAAAATAGCATTATCAATTTTTTTAGCAAATGCTTCTTCAATTCTTGGTCTAACAGTAGCCCAAATATCGATAGACGCATCATTTAATAGATTCTCCTTAATAGGAACGATAACTGCTAATTCAGCAATATTAATATACTTTTTGTCCCATGCTAATTTTGTAATGTTTTTTCTACCGTTATTACTTGTTTCATCAACAAAGTATGCAACTGGTAGTGAGTCTAAAACTCTTAATTTTGTTTTGTCTGATGTAGCATTTGGTAGTCTTTTTAACATACTTAATGCTTTTGATTGCCTAACTGTACCTTCAAAGATTTCATTAGCAACTTGAGTTTCAATTAGAGCATCAACATCATTTCTAACTATTCCAGCCATTTTAATTAATCTCTCCTTTTCTTTTATTCATTTTTTGTAGCACCACGCAATATGTTGTTCATAATGTCGTTTGTGCTAGTTGGTTGGTTTCCACCTGTTAATGTAGGTGAACTTTGCACTTTCTTAACTACTGTATCGCCAAAATATTGTGGGTTTTCTTTTTTATAGTCAGTAAGTGCTGTTGCAAAGTCAGTATCATCGTTAACTCGTGAATTAACTTCGCTTGTAACAAACTTCATAAATTCCTTTTTTACATTGCTTCCATTCATTTCAACTTCGGCTTTTAGGTTTTTATTTTCATCTGTTAATGTTTGTAAATCTTCTAAAGTTTTATCGTTTTCCTCAATCTTACCATTTAATTCATCTATTATGCCTTCATATTCACTAATCTTGCTTTGATAATCATCTAGCAAACCTGCATAATCTTCTAATTGTTCCTTATAATTTGTAACATTTTTTCCATATTCAGCCATAATGGTATCAATGGTTTCTTGATCTAACTCTAATCCCTTCAAAAATTCACGCATTTTATATCTCCTCCTATCGTTAATTTTACGTCCCACGAAGACGAGTGAATTGATATAGGGTTGTTTCCAACTCTATGTAAATAATAGCAAAAAAAAAGTAAGTAGTCAAATCTACTTACTAATCTTCATCTATCATCTCTACAAATCTTTTAAAAGTTAATTTTGAATTAGGATGTTCTTTTTTATATTCTTGAAATGCGTTTTTATAATATGGCTTGTATGCATGTTCCATCATTTTTCCCATTTGTTTTCTTGTTATTCGATCTCTATTTCTCCACAAATATTCATTATAATTAAGTTTTTTTGATCTTCTTATTTCTTTTTTGTCTAACGCTTCTTTAATTTCTTTATCATATTGAAGTTTTGTTCTAATTCCTTTATCAACTAATTTTTGAATATTTTTAGGTATTTTTTCTGTATCTCTTTTTTCTACATAATTATTAGCTATATTATTATAATAAAGTTTTTCTTTTTTTGTTAGTTCATCTATTTTATTATTGTTTGATATTTTTCTTAAGGCTTCTATATCACTTTTTGCCCTTTCAATTTCTTTAATAGCAATATCTCTATCACGAACATTAATTTTTTGACTATCTGGATTTGATGACCTGTTTATGGTTTTTTGTGCTGAATCACGATATCTTTTCCAACCATTTATTTCATCTTCTTTTTCTTTTATTAATTCATCAGCAGATAAATGAGATCCTTTCATTTCTTTTAATAGTCTATTTTCTATGGCTTTTTTTGTTTCTGTACTTTCTAATTTTATATTACGATTTTCTAATGCTCTTTTTACTGACTCGGCATCTTTATTTGCTCTAACATATTCACTTTTAGTTAGTGTATCTTTTGCGAATTCTTCTTCGGATATTTTGCCTTGTTCTTTTAATTTAACATTATCTAAAAAATCTTTTGTTCTTTCTTTCTCATATTGTTCAACTGACTTTCCTGCTTTGCTTGCTTCTTCTTTAATTAATTGTCTTTCCTTTTCAAGCCTTTCCCAGCCTGTACCACCTTCTTTTTTTATTTGTTCATCTCTTATTGCTTTGGCTTTTCTATCTGCTTCTTCACTTTCTTTTGGATGTTTGCTACGATATTCGGCAATTTTTTCATCAATTTTTCTTAGTTCTTTTCTTCCTTCATGATATTTATTAGTTAATTCTTCAAATCTTTTATAATCTTTTTCGTTTAACTCAGTTTTAGCATTTTTTTCTCTTTCTTTGCCGTAAAGATCTTTATATGCTTCATCACTCATTGCATGTTCATAAATATCTTGCCTTTCAGTATTGGCATCAACAATTTCTTTAAATTTAGCATCTCTTTCTTTTTTTAAATCATTTAAATTTTTTTCTTTTGTATTACTATATTTTTCATCTAATTCATACGAATCTTTATATTGTTGTAGTTCTTCTTTTAATCTTTCAGTTTTTTCTTTGCTATTTCTACCACTATCAATTTCTCGTTGTAATTCTTCTATTCGACCTTTTATTTCCTTATCTTCATCGTTATTACTTAATTTTTGCTTTTTTGATTTAAACTTGCCACTTTGTTTCATGGCACTTGATAAACTTTGCCCTTCTCTAATAAATACTTTTCTACCCGCAATAGTTCTCCATACACCATCGCTATCATCAAAATCTTTTGCCATTTTTTTCTCCTTTTTAAACAATTATATTATACTATACAGTATTATAAAAGACAAATTTGTAGTTTTAACTTTGCTTCTTGCTTGTTCTCTTTTTTTTCTTTGGTTTGCTTATTTCTTCATAAGCTTTATCAATTTCTTCGGTTGTTGGTAATTCTTCTTCATTTGGTATAACTTCTAAGACTTTAACAACAATTTTTTTTTGGTCATTATCACCGGTTAAATATTTAGCCATTTCATCAGTACATTCAAATCTATCATGTATCTTTAAAAAATTACCATGTCCGCCTCCTAATCTTTCAACATTTTTAAGTTCATCAAACTTTGCTAATGTGAAATTTTCAATTACTTCGCACTTAACCATATGTATTCCTCCTTCTAATTTATATATAAAATCCCAATAATTTTTAGGGCAATCTATATCATCTGTTTCATCATTTATTAAATAGAATCTATCAGTTATGGCATATTCATTTAAAGGTAAACCATTTAAGCTTTTATAAACTTCCCACCCTATGCACCTATCAATTTCACCTTTTAAAAACAATTCTTTAACTTTGTTTTTATGTTCCATAAATAGATCTTTATTAATTATTTTAACACCGAATATTTCCATTTCACTGCCAAAAAACAATATTTCTTTAGTTGTTGTATTTATTATTGTCTTTAATGCATTTTCAGTATAATATACATCACCATATAAATAGCATATTTCTTTTTCATCTATATCTTCAAACCTATCTACTTCACAATCATTGTGAGTTTGCGGTCTTATTTCGCCATATTCTTTATATCTTTCATCACTTGTTGTTATTATATAATCACTAATACCATTTTCTTTTAATAATCTTGTAGTTCTACCTACTAATGTTTCACCATTTATTTTAACAAAGTGCTTTGGTATTCCTAAATAATTGCCCCACCTTTTACCATTACCGGCACACATAATTACATATTTCATTGATTATCACCTTTGTGTAATTTCTCCCACATAATACTACCTACTCTATTGGAATTATATATATACAACACCCTATCTATGTAATATTCAGTATGAGGAATATTTTGTATTTTTGCTTGAAAATCTACATCTTCATTATACATCATACTTTCTTTAAATAATGGACATTTTTCTTTTTTATATATTGCTTTCCACACGGCATAATTTTTTGGATGTCTTACTATTAAATTTTGATTAAAATCAGCCCAATTAAAGTAAATAACATCTTCATTATGTTCATTTATTGTGCTTAAAAGAATTGATATATAATCATTAGTAACCATATCATCACTATCTATAAACGCTATATATTTTCCTTTTGCTTTTTTTATTCCAATGTTTCTGCCGTATGATAAACCTTTTCGTTCGGGGTTATGTATTATTGTAGCTATATCATTGAACTCATCTAATCTGCTATCATTACTATCATCAATTATAATAATTTCTACTTCATTACTAATTTGTATTGATAATTCTTTTAATAACTTGTACAAAAGGTCATAAGTATTATAATGTGGAATTATTATAGATATTTTTACCATTGCCTATCATTCCCGCTTTCCATTTCTTGCTTAGTTAATTGTATTCTTTCTGCCATATAATTATCTATTTTTGGATCTTTTCCTTTAACACTTAACGCAAGTTGCAGTGTATCTGCATAATGTCTAATTGTACTTGTCCCCCATACTACTTTTTCTCGAATAGTTGTTACTGATTTTGTATTCATTTGGTTCCAAACATAAACAGGTTCTTTTAATAGTTCAAAACTTTCCATATAAATACATATCTTGCAATGTTGGTTTTTATCTTCTTTTAATGTACCTTCATTGTATAGGCATTCTTGCTTAGTCGCTAATGATTTTTTAATTGCTTTACCACAACTACCACTCCAGCCTCTAATTGCTTCATATTTGTCTTTATATTGTGGTATAAAGCACGTTGAAAGCTTATTATTTTTGTAACTAGCCATACCCACAAACAATACATCAGGTCTAGTTTGTAATTTATTATTTATCTTTTCTAATGAATTTTCATCGTATAACCAATCGTCACTATCTACATAATAAACATAATCAACATCATCACTTAAATGTAAGTATCCTTCGTTTCTTGCACCTCCGTTTAATCTCTTTTGTTTTAATTCTATTACTTTTATATTTGTCAACTTATCAACAAATGAATATGCAATATTAACCGAATTATCAGTAGATACATCATCAACAAATATAACTTCATAGTTCTTATATGTTTGATCTGCTATGCTGTTTAAACATTTTTCTATTGTGTGTTCATAATTATAATTTGGAATAATAATGCCTATTTTAAAATCTGTTTTTTCAAACTTATCATAATCTTTATCGGTTGGCTTTGCTTTTTTAAGACAACTTATATCATAATCAGTTAAATTGATATCTACATAATCACATTGTTTATAATGTTTACAATGCATTTTTAACTTTAATAGATCTTCTAATGTTTCATCATCAAATAAATAAACATACTCATTACTTGTATTAACTGCATTAATGGTATTTTTGTCTACTGCAATAATCATAGGCTCACCATAATAATTTTATCATACATAAAAAAAGAGTGCAAATTAGCACTCTTTTGCGAGATAAATAGGTTTCTAATAGCAAAAACCATATTAATTATAACATGCATTTATAAAACTTTCCAAATATACTCAATTGGTTTATTTGTGCAATCCCATGTGTCTATAACGTAGCCATTAATACACGCCGTTATATGATTATTAGTAGTTATTAAGTACTTGCCAACAGGATGGTTTTCAGCAAACTCGCCTATATGTGTTTCAGTATAGGGTATTCTTTTAAATTTATTATCTAAAAAGTTTCTTACAAAAACAGCATTGTCCATCATTTGGCCTTGTTCCATCGCACTTTTACATATTTCTTTATATGCTTCTTTCCATGTTATATCCATTACTATTGAATATGCTCTAGGAAAGCAGTCATCTATAAAATTATTATGACTATTAGCATTATAAAAATAATATTTCATTTATCTCATACTATTTTGTAATGATTGCATTAATTGTTGTTTTTGTTCAGGGCTTTCGGCTTCTTCTTTTAATACCATAATAAAATCTTCTAATGCTTTTACCATGTAGTGAAAACTCTTACTAGATTCTTCACTGCCTGCACCATATCTGTTGCGACTTTCTTGATAGCGACCATATTCATTAGCCATTCTATCTAAACTATCATCGCCACGATATTTCATATCATAACCTCTTCGACCATAACTATTTCGCCCATATTCGCCATAATTTCCATATTCACCATAATTATCATATCCAGCTCTTCTGCCACCATAATTTCCATAATTATTCATACTTTCTACCTCCTTTATGTCTTTGTATATATCTACTAATTTGTATAAATTATCTATGTTTGTTGTAGCAATACCATCTTTCATTATCCGCTCTATTGCTTCACTTGATTTTTTTGCAACTTCTTCTTCCATTTACTCACTTCCTTTCTTTAAGGATCTTTAATATTTCTTCTTGGTTTTTAATTATCTTTTCAAAATAATTCATATCTTGATTTTGTAGTTCTTGCATTAAATCACTATTATTAAAGTCTTTTATTAATATTTGCAAACTATATATTTGTAATATTAAACTTGCAATATCTACTGAGTTTGTCATGCTATTTTACGAATAATAAGGTTTGCATCTTTAATTACTGGTATTTCTGTTGCTGTGCTTACCGGTGTTGTTGTTCCTGTTATGGTTGCTGGTAAACTGCCTACTGCTATTGTTGTATTAACTCTAGGACATATTCTTAAAACTTTTGTAAATGATATATTTACATAATTACCTGCTGTTGTAATTTCAGCATCCATTTCAGTACCTTCTACATCTGTTCCAGTGGCTGTTTTTAATGCTAATGCTACTAATCCAGCAGTATCACTTGTTACATTGGCATTAAAGCTTATTTCAAATAAACCTCCACCTATAATAGTAAAATCACTGCCTCCTGGCATATATTGTAGCCAACCACAGCAGTTAGCATTTCTTCCTCTTAGATCTACTGTATCAAAATTAATATTGTCAGTATTGCTTGTTAATATCTCGGGTGTAATTTGTAGTGCTTGAATCATAATTTCTCCTTTCTTTAAAAAAAGAAGATAGAACTTGTCTATCTTCATAAAATTAGCAAGTTCCTGTAATCAGGTTTGTCGTATTCGACTATATGCTATTAAATAATGTTTGTTGAATATCCACTGCAACCACATCCATTGTTATTGCATGTAAATATTGGTGTTCTTCCATAAACTGGTGTGCTAGGCACTGGGCAATTTGAAAGTCGGTTGTATAATTGATCTACCTCATTCGCAAAGCCTTGTGCAATAAATGCGTTTTGAGCAGTTTGACTTGCTTTTAAATCAGCCATAGATAATTCTCTTTGCAAATCAGCAATTTTGTCATTCTTAGCATCTACTTGTAATTTAACATTATCTAATTCTAATTGACATAATTTATCAAGTATTGCTTGTGTTCCTCTTGTTTGAGAGTCAATTATATCTCTTGTGTTATTAGCATCTGCAAATCTTGTAGCACTGCCTTCACTTTGAACAATGTTTTGTGTTTGACATGTAGCCAAACGATTTTCACAACAACATGTATCTAATGACTTTTGTAAGCCATTAAAACCATTTAATGTAGCTATTTGGTTGTTAAAGTTTTGTTGCATATCAGCCATTGCTCTATTATTTGCTGATATTTCTGCATTATAGAATCCATTTGAGACCGTTTGGTTCATATCAGCGCAACAATTACATAATTGGTTAGATAAAGCATTTATGCCATCTCTAGTACCTTCTAATTGGTTACTAAGGTGTAATGTGTTAAAGCCATCAGTAGTATTATTCATGATGTCTTTTTGTCCATTGGATAGCCATGCATAGCCATTATCAAAGCCATTACCAAAACCACCATTACCATTGTTTCCCCATCCGCCAAATAAAGCGAGTAGTAAAATTATCCATAGTGCATCACTGCCCCAACCTCCGTTGCCACCAAAACCACCATTGTTTCCATACATTACTGGGTAAGGATATCCAAAGCCATTATTTCCGTTAGTGGTAGCTAGTTCTACAGTTGGTTGTATTCCTGATCCGTTCATAATTCACCTCCTTTCAATTCTTTTATTTATCAACACTTATTTTGTGTTAATATCTTTTTTCAAATTTTCTAATACTTCTTTTGGTACACCCATTTGTTGCGCCCTATTAAACAAATTATTCATTTGCTCAGGTGTATATTTGCCTGTTATTTGTTTAAATAATTGCATAGGGTTTCCATTGTTAGTCCTTATTTGATTTAGAACTTGAAACATTTGAGGATTTCTTTGTTGTAGTTGGTTCATCATCATCATTATCAATTGGTTTGGCATTTTTGTTTCCTTTCTTTAATTCTTCTATTTGTAGCATTAAAGCATCTATTAACATGTCCTTTTCATCTTTCAATTTAGTTTCTTTCATTTCATATATTCTTATATTGCCACTAGGATTTTTGATCCATACAACAGAATAATCTTTGCTAAAAAACGGTGTTTCTTCACTTACTTGTTCTTTAACTACATCATCAATAGTTCCAGCAAACTTAATTTTTCCATTATTAGCAGGTGCTAATTGAAAATTTTGTGTAAGGTTTGTAGGCTGTGGTTGTTGTAGCCTTTGCTTCATTTGTTCAAGTTCTTGCATTTGTTGATTTATTCTATCAATACTTACTTGTGGGTTATATGTATTAATATATGGGCTGTTATACATAATTCCTCCTAAAATGAAAAAAGAGAGTGTGATAAACTTTTCAAATAGCGTTTTAAACTACTCTAATAAGTCACTCTCCTTTTTCAATTACATTTTTACATATAATTAAATACTTAAATTGTAATTATTTAGAATTAAATATGCCTAACTTTGCTACCTCTACTTTCCTATATGCATTATATTTGTTTTTTAATTCCCTTATGATTCTTGATACATTCCTATCACTCATACATAATTCTTGTGAGATCTTAACTATACTATCTTTTTTTAATAACATATCAAGTATCATAATTTCATCATCTGTTAATATTACTTTAGCTTTAAAATCATCATATATTATCTTATTACTTAATTCTTTTATCATATAAACCTCCCTGTTTGGTTAGTATTTTAACAAAAAAGAAAGCAATTAAAAGGACAAAATAACGCCAATTTAATATTTATATAACCTTTATATATTTGTTTATATAACATTTATATAAAATTAAAGGCAAATAAAAAAGTACACTAATTCATGTACTTTTTAGTTTTATTATAAATATCTCTACGCCTATTCCATATTGTGCTTTGACAATAATGATATTTTTCACTTATTTCTTTTGAATTATAACCCTGCACTAAAGCTTTAAAGATCTTATCTTCGTGTTTTTTCTTGTTTAATATGTTTGATGACAATACATATTTATACATTTCAGGTTCAAAACAATAAGTGTACTGCATTAATTTCATATATCCCCCTTTGTTTTGTGTATATTATATACACTTTTTTCTTTTTGTAAACTAAAAAAACACCTTATTGGTGTTCCTTTATATTATCTTCTAACAATGTAATACGAGATTCTACTTTGTACATCCTATCAATTAAATTATTGTGTGCATGTACTTTTTCATCTAATTGGTTAATTCTATATAGCACTAGATCATTGTTCTTTTTACCACTTGATATTGTTGCTATAATTGATGGTATTGCTACACATAAACCACTTATAATTGCTACAGTAATTTGTACTTGCATGGCTTACCCTTTCTTTCTTATCTTAAGTATATCATATTTGGTGGGTTAGTCAAATTTACCTATTTTTATTTTGTGTTCTTTACAATATTGTAAACATTCTTTCTTTATTTTGGCTGTATATATTCCTAAACAACCTCCACCACCCCATTTATCTCTTTCATAACTTTCTTGATTAAACCAAATTGTGTATTCTCCGTTGTTTTTTTCTATTGAATACCATTGATCATTCATATCTTTTCTTCATTTTTTCCATTAATCGATATTTAAATTCTTCTGCATCATTTTTAAATACCCATCTTCCACAATGTGTACATATTGTTTTATTTTGCTTTGCCATTAATACACTATGTCCACATTTACATTTTACGCTGTTATTGGTTATATCTTTAAATATTTTTGAGTCGTTTTCATTAAGTTTATAACTCGATTCGTATTTCATCAATTAACAACTCCATGCAATCTTCAATAGCTTGTTTAATAATATCATCTGTTATAACTATTTCGGGTTTATCTTCCTTTAATGCTTGTAACACTCCAATTACTTTATCCATTTTTATCACTCCTTATTTTTAATTTTACTACATTTTATTTTAAAAGTAAATAAAAGAGACATTGAACGTGTCTCTAAAAGGTTGGCCTATGGGATGGCCATGATTATAGAAAATATCCTTGAAGCATTTACTTCATGGATAATTTAATTATACCACAATTTTATTTTGATTTAAAATTTCTTTTACGAAAATCGTTATATATTTCATATTCAATATCATTTTGTTTTAATAAATTAATGATTTCTTTTGGTTCATCTTGCCGTATATATACTTTTTTTATGTATTTTAATGCTTCAATATTTTCTTTAAATTTTAATTCATTATAGTTTTCTGGTGTATTTTTAAGCATTTGCATTAAATTATTAAATTTAGATGTATTTCTATGGTTTTTGTTTCCACCATCACCACGATATAAAACAGCATTTCTATTTACTTCTTCTAGTATTTCGGGTTTAAATTCTATATATTGAGTGCCATATTTAACTTTAGTTGTTATTTCTTTACCAACAGCTAAACTTGGTTCTTTCAATTTGTTATCATTAATTATACTTTCTAAACTTTCGGTTGTATGCCATATTTTATTATTTTTTCGAGCATAATCTATTTCTGCTTTGTTTATTCGTATTTTACTATATGAACTAACTTTTGCACGTTCTAATTTGCTAGATAGTCCACTTGCTTCAAGTAATTCATTATATTTTTTTGTCAATCTATTAATTTTAGCTTGTGCTAGTTCTGCTTTATCTCTAAAACCACCTGCTCGTTGTGCAATTTGGTCATCTTTTAACTTTCTTAATTGTAATTCAATTTTTCTTTGTAATTGTTCACCTTCATACATATTATATTTTTTACCATTATATGTAAAACCTTTATTGTTTTTATCAATTATTTCTTGTAATTCTTCGTTAGTATATGCTGGCTCACTTACACCCAATATAATTGCAAATGTATAATGATAACAATTATATTGCCCAATAGATCTTCTATCATGTTTTGTTTCTTCACTTACAGCAGGAAATTCAACACCATCATAACTTACTGCATCTTCATCTTCTTGAAATTTTTCAAACTCACCTTTTTTTATTAAATTTCCCTCTTCATCATATTGGTTAATACTAAATTGCTTGCCTTGTACTAATTCATGATCTGGTGCAGGGTTATTATGTACACTTATTTCTACACCATCAGCATCAAATTGTTTTCCAAATTCTTCTTGTAGTTCCATATGCATGTTAGTTATACCACTTTTTAACACCATTCTTGTTATACTATCAACTCTATAACTCCTGCCACTTGCATAGTCTATTGATTTTACCCCGCTAGAGGCTATTTCTTTGATTATACGTGACATTTCTTCATCAAAAGTACTTTTACCTTCACCAACACTTAAAACAGCGCTATCAATCAAATTATGATATGTAGTAAGCAAATCATTATATACCATTTTTCCATTAGTTTTTGTTGCAAAGCCTAACGTGCCAGTTATTCGATTATATTCTTTTGCAGTTATTGTTGCTAATGCTTTTACTTGATCTTGTAAAACTTGGTTTTTTTCATATGGTATATATTTTCTATATCTATATTTATAAAATCTTCCTGCAAATAAATAATCTTGTTTTGCTACTTCTTCAAAGATCTCATATATTTCTTTTACATTTAATTTGCTCATTTTAGCTAATGCTTGTACTATTTTGTCATAGTCTCCACCATATCGCATTATTTGTGCTAATTGTTGTGCTTGTGAAGGTGTTAATGTTCTAAATTTAGCAACACTTTCAGCCATTTTTTTAATAATGTTGGTGTTGGTTTCTTCAATTCTAGTTGTAATCCTTTCAATTACTTTATTAATAACTTCATCACTTAACATGCTATCACCTAATTAATTATAACATATAAAAAAGAGGTATTATTCCTCTTCATTATCACTAAACAATATGTCATCTAATGTATATTCTTCATTTTCCATTATTTATTTTTTCTTCTAAATATTCTTCGTTAGCCTTATTTTTTTCAGTTTGTGTACCAAAATAAAAGGAAATAACCATTAAATATATATCTTTAATATCAAACTCACCTTTTAATGTTAGTATTGCAACAACTATTGTTAAAATAATTGTTACAAAACTTTTAACTGATATTAGTCTTGCTATTCTTTCTTTCATATTATCTCCTAATCTGCCACAAATGAACCAGTACCATTATTTTCAAAAAAAGTATTTGTTACATTGTCATATAGTCCTAGTACACTATCACTTAATCTTCTTGCAGGTACTAAATCTAATACTAATTCTTCTGTATCTCTATCCCACATCTTACAATAATAAATATAGCCTACATATTTTCCTGAATTTTCGGCTGGTGCGTATGCGTTTGCTCTTTTAAATAAATAAAAATAGCCTTCTGTATATATTTCGTTTCCACTACCAATTGTTGTTCCGTTTACTTTAACTTCGTGATCGTTAAAATCATTATAAATTATGATGTTTTCATTACTATTCCATGTACCACCATACATTTCATCTCCGTTTGTTCCCCAATAATATTTTCTGTTGTATGTTGTCATAGAAAAATATCTTGCACCATCACCAAACTCGCCCATGTAATTAGCACCCCATAAGTGATTGTCATTGTTATATCTTGGCATTTGTAATTTTATTTCAAGTTTGTGGTTGTATGGTATTATATCAGGAAAATTAATGTGTTGGCTACCTGTTGCTCTAATTCTTGTTAAAAATTCATATTCCGGTTGTGGTGTTGATTGTTGTGCCATTAAACTTCTAAACATGCTCATAATTAATACGCTTTCCAAATTGCTATATTATTTAATACTGATATAATGTAATTTTTACTTGCTTCACATGTTCCTGTATTTACGTTGCTTGCAGTTGTCATTGTTGGTGCATCACCTAAATTTGTTATTGTATCTGGCATACTAATATCAGTTGGTGTGCTACCACTTTCAAAATATATTACTGTTTCTAAATCACTTGCTGTTGTTGCTGTTATTGTTAATGATGTTATTTCTCCTAATTTATATGAATAATTACCCGTTAATGATGAAATTGTATATGTGGTTTCTGCATTTGTTACACTTGTTGGTATTGCTATACTATCTACATAACCTTTTGTTGCTGGATGTGTTGCTGCTGTTGGTGTATATGCATAGGTATTAGATGTTCCTATGGATAATTGACTTGTGGCTTTAACGCTTGTTCCTGATACATCAAATTCATTATTAGAATATGAATAAGTTAAATTTAATATCGTTTCACATATATTTCCGTTAGTGCTAATTAAATGTGCTGTTCCACCCATTGACGTTGATGTAGTATTTATGCTTGAAGCAAAGAAATATGATACACATTCAGTCGAATTTGTTGTGTATATATTTAATATTAATTTCTTATTATTATTATATGCTAACGTAATTGCTTCCGTTAATTCTGAAAGAGGCAATCCAGTATTTGTATTCCATGACGTTGAACTTGGTGTTACCTTATAATTACCAACGCTTAATGTATATATTAAATAATCACCAACTATATAATGTGAAGGCGACGAACTTGCTACTTTGTCATCAACATATTTAGTGGTTGCTGGGTTATATGAATTTGCAGTTGGTGTATAACTTGCACTATTGTCGGTTTTTAATATAAAACCTGTACCATCACTTATATCTACTTCTCTAATATATCTAATAATATATGTTATATGTCCATCAGTAAGTGTTAATTGATAGTATAATGTTCTACCTAATTTTTTGTTAGCAGAACTAATCTCAGTTATATAATATCCGCTATTTAATGATACTGATGAACTTGTTGTATTAAATGTTAATGGTATCAAAACATCACAATTTGATACCGCTACTGTGCCATATAAATTTATATGTTGACCATTTTTAAATTTTTGATATGCTTCATCCACTTTACTAATAACTGCAGCATTTGTAAGCCCTGACTTTGGTAAAATATATGTATTTAATATATTACCACTACCCATTAAACTTTCATCATCAATAGTTTTTATGTTTGTTCCGCTTACTAATAATGGTTGGTAGCCACTAAGATCTACATTACCACTTAACTTATCCCATGCAGTTCCAGTCCATGCTACATTATCACCTGCTTCTATTCCATGTTGGCTATCGGCTTGTTCTATATTATAAACATCACCTATTACTAAATCTGTACTAGGTAAGTCACTATAGGTAGCTACTGTTCCACGATAACGATATACACTTGATACTTTATTATCTACTTCGGTCTTTGTATATGTTTCTGTCTTTTTATAGTAATTAGTTAAATCATTAACATCTTTGGTTATAAAATTGCTGACATCTGGTATGTTAATTCCTAAATCACTTGTAGTTTTATTTCCATTTAGTTCTACATTATTAATTTTAGGCTTGTTGCTAAGTTCGGTATAATCATTTGATCCACCGCTTTGTCCATCTTCACCTTTTGGAATACCAAAATCAAATATAGGGTTTTCGGTTGTTCCTCTTTGCGTTACTATTGCATTTGATCCGGCTGGTAAAGTTGTTGTTGTTCCTACTTGTATATTTGGTGTTATACCCGGCTCTCCATCTTCACCTTTTTCTCCATCATAAATTTCTACTGATTTTTCTACGCCATATCTATTAGTAATGGTTATTGTTGCTGTGTTGTCTTCTTTGCTTGCATCAATATCTACATTTTGAACTTCTGCTAATCCTTCTTCTAATGCTTGTTCAAATTGTTCCATTTCACTTGGTGTTATCTCTTGGCTATTTTCAGCATGATCTTTTAATGATCCAATTACCGTTTGAAAATATACAGGGCTTGGGTTAAATCTTTCTATATATTCGCTACCTGCTATATCATAAGCAACAACACCCAATTCTACTGTGCCTGTTTTTACTAATACTTCAGGAGGATAACTACATTCATTATTTACTATTATTTGCTTATATGTTTCTCCTTCTAATGTAAAATAGGCTTCTTTTACTAGATTATCACCATATTCTTCACTAAATTCAAATGTACATTTACTTATGTTTATTTCTTTTTCATTTACTGTTTCTTCTTTAATTAATTCAATATTATGGGCATTTACTATTAACTTCATTATTCTTCACCCCTCGTTCCTAATAGATCATTTATGTTTGGCTCATTCTCCATTATCTTTGCTATTGCTTGTTCAGCAACCTTTGGTGTTTCTCCAAATATTTTTTCTCGGTATTCTTGCTTACTTATTAACCCCGCACTTACTTCTCTTAATGCCCTATTACTTTGTGCTTCTTTATCTTCAATAATACTATCATCAAATTCTATTACTAAACCATCGGTATTAATATTATATTTACCAAATTTAGTTGAGGCGTAAGCTATGGCATTTGCTAAATCAAATATTGCACTTTCATATCCTATTTCTAACTTTTTCTTTCTTCTAAACATTTTACTGTTGGCACTTATTACTGCTGTTGCTGTTGTTAAATTGTTGCCTCCATATGTGTAGTGGTTCGCTTCGTATCCAACTTTATTGCCTAATATATTTAAACATGTATTTAATGTGGTTATTTGTTTGTCAGTTCTTAAGTCTTTATTATCATCTTGTATTAAATCATCTTTTGTTGCACCCTTAGGAATAACATATATTGATGTATCGTTTTCGTCAAATACCATTTTTTGTGTGCCATCATCATAACTTAACATGTCGGCTCTTACAAATGTTCTTCTTTTACCATTATTAATTTCAGTTTGTAATGCGTCAAAAGCCAAATCAACGGCTTTTAAATTATCAATAGCATTTGCATAATGTGGTATACCAAAAGGGCTATTAGCACATATGTTGTTAGTTAATGTAGGCTTGAATATACTAAACCATTTTACATTTGATTTAGTATCAAACTCTTTCATTGTTCCTTCTTGTTCGGTTATTTCACTTAATTGTCCGTTATTGTCTCTAAATAAATGGTTATGTATTATATAATTACCATTATCTGCTAATTTATGTACTGATAATACAACATATTTCTTACCTTCTTTATATGCTACACTACCAAAAGCACATTCGGTTATTTCTTTATTATCCCAACTTAATGGATAGATCCAGTCAATATCTACTAAATCAACTCTTGTTTTAGCTTCGCTTACATCTAAATACATACCATCTTCATTGGCTACTATATCATATACACTAACAACTGCACTTTCTGTTCCTAATGCTCCCGACTTTTCAATGCTTTGGTTAATTAATGAATTTAAATCTAATGCATCTACTAATTCTTCAAATTGCTTTTGTGAGTTTTCATCTTTTACGGTTATCTTGCATTTTTCACTCCATAAAATATCACTCCACTCTTCACTTATTTCTTTCGCCATATTCATTGTATAACGGTGTTTATTTACTTTTCTTTTACCATTATAAATAAAATAGTTGTGAAAATCTTTTACATTACCCTCATACCAACTTTTCCATTGGTCTATGTAAGTTTGCATTTGTCTTTTTATATCAGGGTTGTAGTTGTATTCTCTTACTAAAAAATCTTCTAATTTCATTTATTTCCTCCTTTATTTATTCTAACATAATAACCATTTTTATCTTGTTTTGTTATAACACCTATATTTTCCAATAACTTTTTTCCTTCGCCAGTAAATTCTTTTATCAATAAATCTTGATTAGGTGTTTTTGATTGTATTTCATTATATAATTTTGTTCCTATACCATATCGCCTATAATCATTATTTACCCATATAAAATGTACTTCTGTTTGTCCATATTTATTAATTTCATATTCCAATGTCCCGACAATTTTATTGTCTAAAATTGCTTTTATTTTGCCCATTGTTTTATCTTTGCTTTCTTTTTCACTAAAAGCAAGATTTTGTTCTACATAGGCTTTTCTTTTTTTTTCAAATTCATCACGAGTGTTTGCATCAATAGTATCAAACGTTTCACTTTTTCCACGAATTTTATTATTCATGTAATTATTTGTAATAGGTATATGAACGCCATTTTTTGTTATCCATATTACTTCATCTTTCACGGTTATTTTCCCTTTCCGAATTATAATTTATAGTTTGCTTAATATAATTTATAACTATAAATAATAATAGCATAATTGCTGTTATTGTCAAAATTATATATGCTAACACTAATTTCATATTAATACTCCTTTATTGTCATCATTAATTTATCATAGAAAGGAAACATGCTATATTCACTTGCATCTAAATCATCTATTGGTGTTGTACCATCGTCAAGCCTTTCATCTTCTTTTTTTTCATCCCATACTGCTTGTTCATATGCTTCCTTTAAATATTTGCATTTTCTTAATAAAAACCTTCTATGTTGAGCAAATAACATTTGATCCATATATATCCTGTCTATTATCTTGCCTTTAATACAATCATCAATTTGTAATGGTATATTATGTTGTTGTAAATACCTATTTAAACCATATGTAAGCACTTGCCCTAATGCACCATAATCGCCAAAACAATGTGTTACTTTGCCATAATCTCTAACTACTCGCTTATAAAATTCTTCAAACTTTTCATATATTTGTTCCGGACTATATAAACCTGCTAACTTCATTTCATCAATAGTCCATGCTTGTTTAAAATATTGTGTTATTCCTGTTGCCTTAAATTCGGTTTCACCTCTTGTTGCCCCATAATCTATTCCTATTGATATAATCATAAAATTGATCTTGTTGCCATATTCATCTACTGCTTCATCTCTTATAAACATTTCACTATTATTAGCAAATTGCCCATATATTAAGCCTTCTGCTAATACCCATAAACCTAATATAAACCGTTGGTAAAATACTCCACCCATGCTTTGATATTCTTTTTTTAATTGTGTGAAATATTCTTCATTTTCTTTCTTTAATATTTCATTATCATCAAGAGTAAAATTCCATACTTGCTTGTCTATTTCATTATTATCAATAATTTGTACTTTAACCCAATGATTAGGTGTATCAGGGTTGGTTGTTGCATATAACTTAGCATTTTTAACTGATAATCTTGATAATAACATCTTATAAAAATCTTCCGGCACTTGTGTTAATTCATCTACATAAGCACCGCCTAATGTCATACCACGAATTTTACCTTCGGCTCTATCATCGTTTGCACCTTCTAACCATACTGTCCTACCAAATAATGTTGCACTTTTTTGACTAATTGAATACTTAAAATTGTCAATTCCAACTAGATCTTGCAATAAACCTAAACAATTTCTTTTTAATGATGTTAATGTTTTTCCTGACATTAAAAATTCTACATTTGCAGGCATTAAACCAACAAAAATAGCCCATTTAAGCAAAGAAACGTATGTCTTACCACTACGCACTGAGCCAGTTAATAAGTTGATACGTTTATCTTTATTTATCATAAATTCAATTTGTTTAGGATTTAATATTTCATTAAGTGTTTTTGACATTATCTAATGCTTCTTTCAATTCATCTAATATACCATTGTTAGTTATTTGATTTTCTACTACATCTTTTTGTCCTAAATATTGCTTACCCAAAAAAATAGCCATAGCATAACTCTTCTCGGCTAATTTCCATTGCATCCTTCTTAAACTCATTTTGCCAGTTTCTTTTCCTTCTTTATAGATGTCGCAAAATGTTTTATCTCTTAACAATGTATCTGTTGAGCAACCTAAAAAACTAGCAATTTCTTGTTGAGTACACATTATACTTGCTAATTTTTTAACTGTTTCATAATCAATTTTAAATTTTGGCCTACCTGCCATATTAATCTCCTTTGTTTATTAACTGTTTACTTTAATGTAGCAATTAATTATCTATATTGTAATATATTTATATTAATTTGACAAAAACATTAAACTAGCATTGTTTACATAGGTTATTTCTTATACATAAACGAAGCAGTATAACATTTTCTGTGATTTATTTTACTATCTATTTTACTTTTTTTGTTTTTATCATCTTTTACAATACTATATCTATACATACACCATTTACTTGATTTTTTTAATGCATATATTAAATTTTTAGCACTTGATATTATACAAAAATCATATCCTTTATTTGAATATAATTCAGCAATAAAATTTAAAAATTTTGTTCCTAAACCAATACCTTGATAATCAGGAAGAATAACTAATCTACTTACTCTTTTTAATTTTTTATTTGTTGAAGGTTGATGTAATATAGCAATAAAACCTATTATGTTATTATCATCATATAAGCCATAACATTGACACGCTGATGCTAATTCTTTACTTAAATAATGATATTTCCTAAATTTTTTCCATTCTTCTCGCCCACAACTTCTAATTGTGAATTGTTTTTGAGGTCGTGGGCTAATTGAAAAACTTGTTGCATTTTGTCTGTATCAAATAACCAGTCTGGTTGCAACCATTCAATTATATCTTTATGACAACTAACTGCAATAAATTTTTTGTTAGTGTTTTTTATTGCTTTATTTATTGCTATACAAGCAGTTTTTGCTACTTGTCTATCTACAACTGATGTAAATTCATCAAATACAATAAATTCCTTTTCTAATAATGCTCTTGCAAGATCTACACGCATTTTTTCTCCGTTAGATAAAACCTTATATGGTTTTAACCAACTTGGTACACTTCCAAAGCCTACAGCATAAAACATTTTTTCTATTTCTTCTGTTGATTTATCTTTTGGCATATTATCTAAAACACTATTATCATCATATTTAAATGTTGTTATAAGATTATCTTTAAATAATTCATTTACTATAGTTGTCTTTCCAGTACCACTGCCACCACAAATTAAACCTATATTCCAGTCTTTTGGTAATTCTATATGGCCTTCAAAATGTTCGTTTGAATGTTCAATTTTAACATCAAAATCTGACATTACTTTTGCTACTCTAAATGTTTTATTTACTTGATTTTTCTTTATAATGTTGAAATTTGGCATTCATAACCTTCTTCTGTTAACTTTTCATATTTTTCTTGCAAGTCAGTTTCGTTTTCACATTTTATTATTATTTCATATTTTTCAAATTCTTTATCACTTAAATCAGTTCTATCAAAATCAGTATCAATTTCATTTAAATTAATAAAACCAAAATCTTCCATATTGATGTTTAAAATATCATTTAATTCTTCATTTAATATATTAATATTAAAATCACTATTCATTGTTAGTTTATTGTGTGCTAATGTATAGGCTTTTCTTTTTTCATCTGTTAAATGGTCAAGTCTTATTATAGGTACTTCTGTGTATCCAAGTTGTTTACAAGCAATTAACCTTCCATGTCCTTCTACTATTTCATTTTTCCATATTCCAATTGGATCATCCATACCAAACATTTCAATGCTGTGTTTAATTTGTTCTATTTGTTCTTGTGGATGCTGTTTAGCATTGTTTTTATATGGTTTAATTGTGTCAATCCCTACATATTCTATTTTTAACTTTTCCATCTTGCCTCCATGGTAAAATTATAACATAATAGTAAAAAAGTGTCTATTTGACGCTAATCTTCTAACCCTAATTTGATTAAATACAAATCTTCATCTGTTTTGTAATCATTTAAATAGTCCCATAATGCGTTTTTTTTAGTTAAACTCATGTGTGTATTTGAATATAAATACCACATATAAAATCTTTTGGCATTTTTATCAAGATATGTAAATAACACTTTTATTGATAGCCTTTTTTTATAAAAGTCATCAAACGTATAAAATGTCATTTTTTCGTGGATAAATTCACAAGCACTAAAATCAATCATCTTCGCCTCTTATCTTCCTCAAGTATAGGTATTCTTGTTGTTATGTATTCTGGTCTTATTATATAATTACCGTTTTTATATGTATCTCTATCGTGTTCACGTTCAAAGTATAATAACAAGTCGTGTATTTGTTTTAAGTTGTTATACTCTATACGCCTTAATATGTTTTCATCAATAAGTTCACTTGTTATAGCATAAAATATCTCAGGATCATACTTTTCTATCACATGTAAATAATCGTGGCTTGTCTTTTGTCTTAATATAGCACCATTATCTATTGTTTCAGGTCCACCTAACCTACGAGGTATGAGTAAATGATGAAACGAGAGGTCTCCTTGCCTTTTAAATTTATAACCCATCATGTCAAAACCTAATTCGTTAATATGAAATATCTTTATCATTTCTTCTGTTATTGCTTTCATAATTCCCTTTCTATCTCATAAGAAAAGAGCATAAAAAATTATGCTCTTATTCAGGAGTTTAATGAATAAAAAAATTGAAACGTGTCTAATTCTTTACCCATACTTGCATTGTAACATACCAGCCATATTAATGCAACTTTATTGTCAAAGAAAAGACAGGTGGTTGCCTATCTTTTTCAGGGGGTTTGAAGGTGGTTATTACCACCATAAACATTATAGCATATAATTTTCTTTTTTGATGTTTTTTTCAATTAATATTAATCTTTTACCGTTTTTTCCTTTTGTTCGTTTCTTATATGCTGGTCTTGCATAAAATTCTATTGATTTTGGTTTTATGCCTTGATGCTTGGCTATTTCTTTAATAGTGCCTTCGATTATAAATTCTTCACCTTTATATAATGCATATATATTTGTCATCTCTTTCTTTCTTCTTCTTTTTCATATACTTTTTTATATATAGGTCTTTCTATTTTAACAATATCAAATTCATCATTTGTTTTACAATTTAAATCTTCATCATAATATTGTTTTAATACCCATAAATAATTTATACCAAGTTGTGCTTTAGATCCATTTTTAAAGTATAATATGTCACCACTTTTAATCTCTATCTTCATTACTTATCCTTTGTAATTGTCTGTCTACTTTATACTTGTATTCTTTCATTAGTTCATCTTCACAATATCCTATAGCATATTTTAATTGATCTAAACAAATTGTTACATCTGCTATCTCTTCTTTTAAATCTTCAAATATTTGTTCATTTAATCCTTTGTGTCTTTGCCATTTACATAATACTTTTATTAATTCACTCATTTCTTCTATCCATACAGGAATTTGTTCTTCTGCACCATAATAATTCAATATGCTTATGTTATCTATCAATATTTGTTTCACTTGTTTTTTTCTCATCGTTTCCCTCCACTTTTATATACATACCGCATATGCATTCTTTATTATTGATAAAATTATCACAAGGGCATAATGTTGTTTCGTCCTTTTTTATAGCACACGGACAATGACCATTACATTTTTTTATTAATTCAATTAGTTTTAGTGCTTTTTCCTTATTTAACTTAAAGCCCTTCATTATCTTCTCCTTGTAAGGTAATTCCATAAGTATAATTTGGTTGCACCATTGCTACCATTTGTTCTTTTAATACTCTATTTTCTAATTTTATTTTTTCATTATCTTTTTTAAATTCACAATTTTCACAATATGATTTATCTTTTGTTAGTTCTTTTAATTGCTCGTTTTCTTCTTGTAAATTAGTTACGTAATCTAATAATTTGATTATCTGTTCTCTTGATACAAAATCTTCTACACTGCATATTTTATTTAATATATCTTCTTTGTTAAAAGTTAAAATATCTAATATTTCTTTTATTTCATTTGTCATTATTACTCACCTTTACTTTCTTCATATCCAAAATTCTTTTTATAATCAAATTCTTTAAATGTTTGTAATAATACTTCTAAATTATTACTTCCATTTGATAAATTAAATATTAATAAACAAGTTAATAAATATAATTCATTAAACTTGTTTTCATTACCTTCAATTTTATCAATATCTCTTAATACTTTTTTGTAAATCTTATAATAATTCATTTTTTATTACTTCCTATCCACATAATTAAATAAATTATTCCAACTATTACTGTTAAGACTATACTAAATATTATGCTAAATACCTGTAATTTTGCCCATATTTCAAGCCATTTCATTTTATATTTCCTTTATTTTTAATAATTCTTTAAATATAGCCATTAATACATTTACCACTATACTATCTCCTGCTAAATGATATAAACTGCCATCACTTTGATTTTTAGCACATTTTTCATAATCTTCATCTTTAACACCCATTAGTCTAAAGCACTCTTTTGGTGTTAGTTTTCTTATTCTTAAATCTTCTACTACTCCTAAATTATTTTGTGTTGTTAATGTTTGTATTTGTTCTTTTTGAACCCGACCTCTACGAGTTTCACTATTTGGTTGTGATAAATCTATACCATCCCCATCAGTTGCTTCTAAATAACCTTTTTTTGTTGCATTTTTTATTTTAATTTTTTCTCCTAACAATACATTCCAATTATTACTACTTTCAGTTGTTAATGTTGGGCATGTTGCTTCTTCACTATAAATACTTCCCGCTTGTCTATCTTCATATAAACTACCAATTTTTTGCGGTTTTGTTGCTATTTTTATTTTGTCTTCACAAATATAATCACTTGTATCTGCTCTAGTCCATCCCTCTCTTGTTGTTTTACTACAAGCAATTTCTCTATTTAATTTAAGACTATTCTTATTTACTTTATATTTATCATCTTCACTAAATATATATTGTATCATCTTATCGCTTAAATAATATTTCTCATCTACATTATTTTCTAACAAATCTTTTAGTTTTAATTTAAGTGGTATTGGTTTTGGAAATGTATAACTATAATTACCCAATATACTAACCATAAAGCATCTATTTCTTGTTTGTGGTATGCCATAATCAGTGGCTATAAGATCTTGCATATAGTTTTTATAGCCTAATTCATCTAGTCTTAATTGCCATTTATTAAAATCTTGTAAATTATCTGCTCCATGTACTTGTGGCACATTTTCCATTAAAAGTATTTGTGGCAAAGTTCCTAATTCATAACACTCAGTAAGTATTCTTTCAACTTCCCATAACATACCACTTCTTGTTGATATATCACTCATTCCTTTGCCTTTACCAGCAAGACTTAAATCTTGACAAGGAAATGAATAAGTTAAGATATAATCATATTTATCGGTATCCACTATTTCTAAATCTTTGCCTTTTACTTTTTGTATATTTACCATATCACTTGTTGCTACTATGTTATTGTATATTTTTTTTAATTGTTCATCGTTAAGTCTACTAATTTGTTCTTTAGTCATTGGTTCATTATAATTACTTGATATTCCTTTTTCATATAACCAACTTATTAACCATTTTCTTTTATCGCTATATGGTTGCAATGCCAAATAATCAATGTTGTCGTCTGCAAAATGTATGTCTTTATATGCTTGAATACTTTTAACTGCCCACTCACAAATTTTCCAATGTTCAAATGACACACCAAGATATTTTAATGCAAGTGCTTGACTTCCGTAGCCAGCGAAGAATTCTATTAATCTTATAGGTTTAGTTATTTTGTATTTAGGGTACATTATATCAAATATTGTTAATTGATCCATTAAACCTCCTCTATTTCAATTCCATATTTCCATGCCATAAGTTTCTTTTTAAGTTGATATACTTGCGTTTTAACACCTTTAACATCTATCACATGTAATTTACCATTTTTGTCTAAATAGGTAAAGTCTGCAATGTATTTTGTTTGTCTATATGTTTTGTCATTTAATTTTACTGTTTCTAACAAT